TGTCCAACTATACACCACGATTCTATCGTTGCATGATATCACTCTGCAATTGGCAAACGTGAGAACGTGGTATGAAAGTCGATGCATATAATTCCCGCCACCTTTGCAGAGGTGGTCATTTTAAAATCTGCTGGACCGCGATCAGGCAATAGCTTGCCCTATCATATCGCGAGGCGGGCGAGTCTTAATTGATTCGTCCGCTTTTTCAATGGGTTGATGTGTAGTCAACCGATACTTAAATTGTGTACAATTGTACACAGA